CGCCGCGAAGGCGTCCTGGTTGAAGATGTCGAGGATGGGCATCGGCTCAGGCTCCCTGGCGGACCTTGATGCCCACGGCGGCGAGCTGCGCATTGGCAGCCGCACGCTTGGTCGCATCGTTGATGGAAGGCCCGTGGATCAGGCCGGCGTGGCTCACGACCGCGTCGCAATCGACGACGACGGCCTGGGCGTCGGCGCTGGTGGCGTCGACGGGAAACAGTAGGATCGCGACCGAGGTCTGCGAGCCATCGGCGCCAGTGGCCGCGTTCGGGGTGAACTTGCCGGAAGCGGCGAGCTTGCCGAGGACCTGGCCGGTCTTCAGCTTGCCGGCGCCGGCCGCGATGGTGACGGTGCTACGCGAGCGGAACGACGGCTCCTCGGACTTGAGCCAGTCGGAGGCGACGGGGGCGGTTTCGAGCAGGGCCATGATCAGGCTCCCTTCTTCGGGTTGGCCCGCTTGAGCTCACGCTCCATGCTGGCACGAGAGGCTTTCGGGTCGACGGGGGCGCCTGTGGTCTTCGCGGCCCCGGCATGGGCGAGGGTTTGGGTGGAGACGTCGCGCGCGGCGTCGGCCGAGGCGCGGGCCTCCAGCAGCTCCTTGCGGATGTCGGCGGTTTTCGCGTCCTTCTCGATGAAGGCGGTCGCCATCTCGGGCTTGCCCGCCAAAGCGCAGAGGTCGCTGACCTCCCGCATGTAGGCGAGCGCTTCGGTGCGGCCCGCAGCGCGGGCGGTATCGAGGTCAGCGACGTTACTGGCGGCGGGTGTGCCCGCAGCCGTCGGGGGGGTCGGCGGCATGGGCGTCTCCGTCTGCCGTTGAGGTGGTGCGGCGGCGGAGGCCGTCGCGGTGGGGGGCGGTCGCTTGGACCACCCTTTCGCATCCGCCATCGCCACGAGGCGTTGGGGTGCATGGGCGTAAGCGCGAAACGGGAAGGGAGCGGGCTCATCGCTGGTCGCAGCGCCGATACGGTCGGCGTAGCTGCTGGCGACTGCGTCCTCAGCGGTGAGCCACGTCTCGGCGCTCATCTCAGCGCGAACGTCCTCGACCGTCCGCCCCGTGGCGGCAACGTAGATCGCCGCCATGCTGGCGCAGACGACCTCCAGGTAGCTCTTGCTCTTGTCGTGCTCTGCGGCGTCACCGATCGTGATCACCGAAGCGTCGTGCACCATCATCATGGCGCCCGCCGACATCACGCGCTCGTCGCCGGCCTGAACGATGATGGAAGCGGCCGAAGCAGCGAGCCCCTCAACGACGGTCGTGACTTTACCCTTGTGGGCTGAGAGCACGGCATGGATCGCCAGCCCTTCGTGAGCGATGCCGCCGCTCGAATTGATGCGCACCACCACGTCGGCGTTAGGACCGAGCGCGGCGAGGGAGTGCACCACATCCGACGAGGTAAACCCCTCGTCCCAGTAGGCGCCGCCGACCATGCCGTGTAGCAGAAGGGCACCGTCGACCACGAGGTCGCGGCCAGGGCCGTAGCAATAATCCATAGCATGTATCCGTTCAGGCTGCGGCGGCGGTATCGGCGGTCAGGGCCGGCGCGGGATCTTCGACGGTGACGCCGGGCGGCGGCCGGATACCGGCTTGGTCGGCGCGGTCCTGAGCCTCCTTGCGGCGGGCATCGACTTCTTCGGGATCCTCGCCACGCGCCTCGATGACGTCGTCGCGCGAGGTGACACCCATCTCGATGTCGAGCTGATCGGCCTTGCGGTCCTTCAGCGGGTCGACCCAATCCCACTTCGGCGGCTGCCACTTCACGGTCGAGAGGGCGACGCGCTCGCGGGCGAACCGGACGGGGGTGAGGCCAGGGATCGATCCCGCCAGAGCCGCCGTCTCGACGAAGCGCGCCCAGATCGGGCGGCACATCTGATAGACGAGGCACTGGTGCTGGAACTGCCCGACCCGGCGCTTGTGCTGGAGCTCGATGCCGCGCTGGGACGAGAAGTTGCCCTTCGACGGGTCCTCGGTGAGGGCGATGTAGGGGACGCCGCACGCCGCCGCGATGGCGAGCAGGTTGCGGTACATGAAGGCCTCGTACGAGCCGCCGACGTCGGCCGGCTCCGCGAACTCGATCTTCTCGCCAGCGTTCAGGACCTGCATCGTGCCGGGTTCGAGGTCGGCCAGCGCCGTCTCGACTTCGGCCATCGCCGCTGGGCGCGCGTCGAGCAGGCCGAACGATTCCGTCTCCTCTCGGATTCCGATGGGTGAGGCGTCACCGGGCGCGGCCTTGGTGATGAACCCCGCGAACATCGCGGTGGTGCGCTTCCGGTCGAGTTCGGCGTCGTCGTAGCTGTCGAGCAGGTAGAGCCGGACCATCGCCGGGGTGAGCTGCGACTGGCCACGGATCTGGCCGGCCTCGAGGGGCCGGTAGATGTGCAGCACCTCGGACGCCGGAACGACCGTGCGCTCCATCGCGTCGAGATTCATGCCGACCTCGGCCTCGCCCGGGCGGCGCTTCAGGAAGTGGTAGGCGACCCGGCGGCCGATCCGGTCGAACTCGATGCCGTGACGGACCTCGTTTCCGACCTGCGAGGTGGTGATGCCGTTCGACAGCGGCAGCTGCTCGCTTTCGATCAGCTGGATCTGCAACGGCACGCTGAAACCGTCCTCGGGACGGCGAGGTCGGAACCGGACGAAGATCTCGCCGGCAGTGAACAGCGACCCGGCAGCGAGGGCCTGGAGGCCGTAGAAGTCGGTGAGGCCGTCGGCGTCGCACTCGTCGGTCCAGCGCAGCCAAGCCTCTTTGAGTGCGGTCTTCAGCTGCTTGTCGGACAGCATCGGCGAGGGCGTGATGCCGTCGCCCACAGCCGCTGAGACGAAGGCTTCGCGCGCAGCGGCGGCGTAGGGGTTGTCCCGGACAAGCTGCCGGGCGCGGGCGCGCAGGACGGCGCCGCCGCGCGCCTGCAGCGCGTTGATCGTGGTGCGCTCGGCGGTCCAGCCCTGGAGCCGGCGCGTCGCGCGCGCGGCCTCGTAGCCGAGGCCGGGGGCGAACATCGCGGTGGCGGCGCCGCGCTGGGCTCGCGCCTGCGCCTGGGCTTCGAGTTTGCGCTGCTTCTTCTTGCCGGCCATGGGTCAATAGCCCTTCGACGCGACGATGCGGATCGTGCGAACCCGGGCGCTGATCGGGGCCGTACCGTCCAGGGCATCAATCTCGGCCTGCAACTCGTCGCGGGTCCGACGCATCTCGGCCAGGTTCCACTTTGCCTGTTCGTCTTCCTCGCGGGATTCGATCAGGCCGGTGGCGAGGTGGCGGTTGATTTGCTCGACCCGCAGCGCCTTCTCCGCGCGGATCTCGCCTGGGGTCTTCACGCCGCCGCTCATGCGCACGCCATCGGAGCGGTCGAGGCGACGGCATGAAACCGCGCGAGAATGTCGGGGCGCGTGCGGATACGTGCCTCAAGCAGCTTGATCGGATCACCCTCGCCGGAGCTCTCGCCGCGCTCGTGCGCCTCGATCACGTTGCGGACCGAGCGCGGGACCCAAGCGTCGGTCTCATCGATGATGAGTAGGAGGCGCCGAAGCTTCGTCATGATCAGCGTCCCATGTAGCCGGAGCGGCGAACGGCCCGGCCTGGCGGCGGTGGCGGCGGTCTCACGGGCCCGGTTTCACGCAGGCGCCGCTCGCGGGCATCGAAATCAATGGGCGGCAGGCCGTGCCGGCCGGCGAAGGCGTAGACGGTGGCATCGAGCGCCTCGGCCGCCTCACCCTTCAGTCGCTCGAATTTCCGCACCGGCCGCCCGTTGAGGCGCTTCACGACCCGGCGCTCGGAGGTGAGCTGCGAGAACCACGACAGCGGCAGGCTCTCGGAGAATCGCACCTGATCCGGGTACCGCGCGAATTTGGTCAGCAGGATCTGCTTCACCTCGTCCACGCCGACGATCCAGAGGCGGCCCTTGCCGCCGAGCGCGCCGCCCGAGACCATGCCCTTCGAGGGCTCAATGATCGCCCGGCGCCCGCCCATGCCTTTGATGGCGAGGACGTTGCGCGACAGGCGCGGCCAGCAGAACCCGTAGACCGCTTCCGTGGTGCCGCCGTCGCCGGAGTCGACGCAGGTGACCTCGATCCCGATCTTGCCGCCGAGCGGGTGGGCCCAGCGCTGGAGCAGCAGCTCGTCGAGTTCGCGCCAGGGGTGCCCCTCGTTGGTGTTGCCCCAGATGATGAAGTGACCGAGCGCGTAGGCGACGCCGTCGCGGTCCCAGCCGTAGATCGAAATTTCAAGGCGGTCCGGCTGGACGTCGACGCCGGCCGTCAGCAGCAGTACCGCCTCGGGGATGGTCAGCATCCGCTTGCCGCCCGGCGCGTCGGCGTCCTGCACCTCAATGTTGAGGCCGAACGCCTCGACACGGTCAGCCAGGGCATCGGCCGTGGTCTGGTCGACGCTCTCGGACCAGCCTTCGCCGAGCTTGGTGTTGTGGAACGCGCGCAGCAGGTCCGGCTGGCCGGAGGCCGCAACGTACTCCGCCGCCAGTTCGGCCCAGGACGCGTTGACGTGGGGCGAGATCAGAGCCGACAGGGCAAAGCCGGCATGGCCCTTCACCTCCGGCCGAAGGGCGCGCCACCGGCCCTTCGCGACCATCTCGGCTTTGCGCCGCTCCGGGATGAGCACCGCGCACTTGGGGCATGCCCATCTTGCGGTTTCGGTCAGGTGCCGGATGGTGCGCCCCTGCGCATCCTTCTCCTTGTCCCACTCCATGTGGGACCACTTCGGCTCGGAGAACTCATCGCACTCGACGCACTGGATCTCGTAGACCCTGCGGTCGGAGGCCTCGTACTCCCGGCAGATCGTGGAGGTGTCCTCGTCCTTCGGGGTCGAGCCGCGGACGATCTTGCGGTTGGGGAAGGACAGCGTCCGATTGATCGCCAGCGTGAGAGCGTCGCCCTCGGCCGTGACCTCGATCGCGTCCTCTTCGTCGATCAGCAGCACGCGCACGGTGTGGGCGCGCAGGTTGCGCGGCGACCGGGCCGCCTTGATCTTGAGCGAGCCGCCGGGGAAGCGGCGGTACATCATCGTGTTCCGGCCGGTCTCGTCCGACTCGGTC